ATTGAATGCGGCAAGCTCTGCAATCATTTGTCAGCCTTTAAATCTAGCTTCTTATCTATGGAATCCAGCTTATCAAACAGCCTATCCATATCAGCTCTAAAATCTTCTCGTCTTACATACTCACCAGCAACTAAGACCTCAATTTTGTTAACCTTATCAACTAGCTCGTCATCAGCTTTTTGAAGGTCTTTGACAGCGTCCCACACGGTCTTAAGTATCCAACCAAACAGGACTGAGACTGCTCCAGCGAGCATATTGATAAAGGACTGTTCCATCGTTATTTCTCACTTAACGGCATGGTAGTTATAAAACGCAACACGACAATGCCTGATGCAATGCCGCAACCAATTATAGCTTGTATCGCTGGGCTGGTTGGTAAGAAGCCTACGAAGCCTTGTAAGACTGATAGACTTGCAATTGCTATACCGTACTGGACTGTTTTAGATTTTAAAGCTTTCTTTACCATGGTACACCTACTACAGTCTGTGGTGTTTTTTCCTCATCAATTTGTGCAGTCAGACCAGATTCAATAGCGTCCTTGTCCATAGAATCCCAAACCCAAGCAAGCACATCAGCTTCAGTTAGATTATCATAAGGCACAAAGTCATCCGCTGTAGGGTCTGGCGTGAATCCGCAAGTGCCGTAAGCAGATGCAGTATATTCACCGTCTACTGCGGTAACGCGCCAGTGCGCTACGATAACACCGCCGTCAGTTGTGTTTCTTTCGAGTTGTGCGATAGTCCAGTTCATTTTAATTTCCTTTAAGGTTCAGCAGGCCAAGTAATGTGTTTCTTTTTGCTCGAATAGCTTTTGCTTGTTTAAACATACTAAACTCCTAACTCTGGTCTAGTGTCTGGAAAATCTGGTGTAGCAGGCCAGTCTCGTAACGCCTGACGGTATACAGTAAGTTGTTCTTTGTAAGGGTAGTCTGACAAAAGTATTAACGAGTCTGTGCGGTAAAGCTCTGAGTTTCTCCATTCAATTTCTTCTTCTTCTTTTGTCTTAATTGGACCTATTACTGGCTCTTCTACTTCCCTGAAACTTGTGTATTTTCCCTCTACAAAAGAAAGCGGTGCAATAATAGTATTTTCAACTTCCCCTGCCTCGTTTAATATTTCAAATCTAGCCATAACAGTTTACCCCACACTTAATACTTGAATAATAACCGCACCAACACCACCTTTCCCACCATAAGCCACATAATAAGAACATGCACCGCCACCACCGCCTCCTAATGCAGAGCCTCCAGCTATTGAATAAGCATTCGTGCCGGCACTGCCATGATAAAGACCAAGCCCTCCTGTAAAAGCCCCCGACCAAGTTGCTACTCCTCGATCACTGGTTGTGTCTTTGGTAATTAGTGTCCCCATTGCTCCCGCTGGTTGTGGATTTGTATAGTAATAATAAAGGGTAGTGCCAGACCAAGTTGCCTCGTTGAAGTAATCGTCTTTATCTTGAATGTAAATCTCAAAAGGAAGTGGATTATAATAAATATAGTCTCTAGGGTAAGACCCTACTTTTGAATTAGGGGGCGTAAAAAATATACCTACGTTTCCTCCAGAGCTAGTATCGACACCACCTACTGTTCCTGTTCCAGTTGCCCCCCCAGTAGTGTTCGCAATGTTTCCTCCAGAAGCCGACCCTCCAGAAACAGAAGGTAACGGACTAGATACGCCAGCTAAACCAGCGCCACCTCCGTTGCCTGTCATTGTAGTAATACCGCTTCCTGAAAAAGATGAATTACCTCCAGCAGATCCATTAGCATTAGAGCCATTATATTGTCGCGTTCCTCCAGCACCTCCAGCACCAATAGTAGCGGTATAGGTTGTTCCAGCAGTTAGAGTTAGTTTGCTTACAGCGCAACCGCCAGCGCCACCGCCAGTAGATCTACCAACCGCTGCGCCACCCCCGCCGCCCCCACCAATAACATAAACAATGGCAACAACATCGGTATCAACAGTAAAAGTTGTTGATTCTGTTATAACAGCAACACCGAGAGGAGCTTCTCCACCACCGCCGCCACCAATTAAACCTGTTAAAGTACTCATACTAAAATTCTCCATCCGTTAGAGGCATCAACATATACTAATTTTATGCCTACATTTGCACTATCAATTGTTAAGTCTTCGGCAAGCCCCATAATATTAGAACCGTTACGCGCAACAATAGTGTCTGTAAAATCACCTACGAAAATACTTACGTTGTCTCCGGTGCTTGGGCTTGCCGGAAGCGTAAGCGTTTGTGTTGCTGTGTCTACAACACATTGTTCGCCATTTGTTAAAGTTTTTGAAGTTGAAGTTGTTGTGGTATTTGAAACAAATGCCGACCCCGTTGCTGCGACAATGCGACCAGAGCTGTCGATGCGCATACGCTCTGTACTGCTGGTATAAAAAACAGTTGGATATGCGCCATCATTCCAAAGAACTCGTGAGTATGCTGGTGCGCCGTAATTACTTCCTGCTGAATTTTCAATACCAAACTGGAACGACCCGCCAGCATTGTTGACCTGCACCTTGGCGTAATTTGTGCCCGTACTAGACGATACGTTTACTACACCGATTGTTCCAGTCACATCTAGCTTATTAGCAGGACTACTCGTACCAATACCAACATTGCCAGACGCATCGATGCGCATCTTCTCGGTTCCAGCTATTGAAAAACTAAACTCGCTACCGCGAATATCTACGGGCTTCCATGCAACTCCGGGGGCGATTGCACCCAGTACAGCCCCATCAGTGTCGTTGTAAGAAATACCAAGCGCACCGCTTGTTGATCCAGCACCTCCGAACACAGCCGTTCCAGAACTCCAAGCGGCTCCCCAAGCATGAGAAGTCGCCAGTGCAGTGTGTTGCTTTCCAGCAGGACTCGAAGTACCAATACCAACATTGCCTGAGGCATCGATGCGCATACGTTCTGTGCCACCAGAATTACTAAACACCATATTGTCCGTAACACCGCTGCCACCAATCCAGCCAGCAAAACCAGAAGCATTAGAAACTCCAATAGAAAACGCATTATTTGAGGCAAACACACCTCGAGTATCAGCAGTTCCGTCTCCAACGCTCAATCTGTAGCTAGGGGAGGTGTTTCCAATACCAACATTGCCTGAACTGTCAAGCGTCATGTGCGGAGAATCATCTTCGTAGTTAGATTTACCAGCTGCAAAGTGAATGTCCATTGCGCCAGTCGTACTTGCAGATTTTGCCCACATACCTGCAAAGTGGTCTTCAGTGGCGTTGTTGTCGTCATTGCCAAAAAGATAAGCGCCAATCTTGTCGCCAAGCTGAATAGAATTATCACTATTATAAGCAACAAACTCTGGGCTATCTTCAACGCTACCCAGTATTAACTTGGTATTTGAAGCGCCTAGTCCCGTTGGTATATCTGTTTGTCCAATTAACAAAGACTCCGCAGAAGCGTCCCAGAAGAACTTTGCAGTCGTGCCCGTGTCTTCGTAGAATGAGATGTCTCCTGTTGCGTGGTCAATACGCAGACGTTCAGCAACATTTGAACCAGAGTCATCAGCGGTTCTAATTCTAAAAGTACCGCTAGCTTGCACTAACTGAGTATTTTCATCTGTTGTATCAGTTTCATTTAAAAATAAACTAGCAGTAGTGGCATTAACTGTAAGCCCATCAGCCGTGACTGTGCCTGCGATATCAACATTGCCAGCAGTTGATATCGTCATATCAGGAGTAGCAAGACCGCCAGCATAGAAATTCAAAGACTCATCAGTGTTCTTAAATTCTAAGCCACCACGAAAAGCCGCATCAGAATCACCAAAGTATACAAATGCAGAGCTTGTAGTGTCGCCTGCTTGTATTGACACCGAGCTGACAGTTGCACCTTGAATAGTTGCTGAGTCAGCCGTCACTGTGCCTGTTACGTCTACGCCTGTGGCTGTGGTGGATAGTTTGGCCGCGCCATCATAAAAGGAAATAACAGCACCTCCGTCAAAGCCAGTTAAGATAGACGCGTTGTCAGCAGCATTTCTAATGTTTAAGTTTTGAGCTGTTACTCTAAGGTTTCCAGTTCCGGTGTCTCTAATGTAGCTATTGCTTCCATCATGATAAATCTGTAGGTCATCACCATCGCCAAAAGTGGCTTTAACATTATCACCAAGATTTAAAGCTGTAGAAATATTAACAGTTTCAGCAGATACAGTTCCTGTAAAAATTGGATTAGAGCTTCCTGCAAGATCTGCAACATAATCATAAACAGCTTTGGCTGACGGTATAGTATCATGAGAAGCTGAAACACTTGCAAGATCTGTATCTAAAACCCCACTCTTAAGATTGTCTACTTCTAGATTTGAGACCGTATTATTATCAGCATCTATTGTTTTATTGGTTAAGGTTTGTGTGCCTGTAAGAGTTGTTACAGTGCTGTCAATGTTGTGTGTTACAGTTCCAGCAGTTACAACACTTGTGATTCCTGTTCCGCCCGTAAAGGTAATTGTTTCTGAATCTAGATCAATAGAATCTGTACCTGTATCTCCAACAATGTCTAAGTCTTGGGCAGTGACCTGAGCATCAACATAAGTCTTAACAGCCAACGCAGAAGGCAGTGTCGTATGTGTACCAGCTACTGAGCTGATGTCCGTATCTAAAACTCCGGACTTTAAATTGTCTACTTCGAGATTAGACACAGTATTATTATCTGCATCAATTGTTTTATTTGTTAAAGTTTGTGTGCCTGTCAGCGTTGCAACGGTACTGTCTATTGAGACTGTTAAAGTATTTGTAGCTCCAGACGTATCAATGCCAGTGCCACCTGCAATTGTCAAAGTTTCAGAGTCAAGATCAATACTTAATGCACCGCCAGTATCCCCAATAACATCTAAGTCTTGCGCAGTAACTTGCGCATCTACGTAGGCTTTAATAGATTGCTGGGTTGCTAACGCCGTTGAGCTATCAGAAACAAAATTATCTTCATCAAGGATAGCTGTTACGGTTGAACCGCTGCTTAACACAAGACTATCAATGTTCACAGTCCCATCAAAATAACCATCTTTAAACTGTAGACTTGCTGAGCCTAAATCTATATCATTTGTAGTGACTGGAACAATAAGACCATCACTGATTCTTACTTGCTCTGTTGTAACCCCACCAACTTCAACGAAGAAGCCTACGCGATTATTTGTGCCGTCAATCTCAATTTTATTTAGAAAATCAAGGTCGCCAATCTTTGAAATATTTCCGCCTTGACCTAATGAGCCGTCGTGCGTATGGCCTGTAGCATTAGAATCAATTGCAGAATAAGCAAAAGCATTTACAAGCTGATTATATTCATTATTGAATAAACCTGCTGTAATTGTATCGCCATCTGTAAAAGAACTTTGTCGAATATAATTCTGAGCCATGTTTGTTTATCTCCTACCTGATGGCATGTAGTCTATATATAAACCATTTACTGAATAAGATGCGCTAACAGTATTACTAAATACCGTTACACTTACTGTATTTCCGCTACCTTCTACTGCCTGACGAACCATTGGATCATTTGTTGCGCCAAAGGTTGCTCCACCAAAATTAACAGACCCAAAGATTGCTGGAAACTGAATGTTTTCAAGAAGATAGTCGTCTGGTTGCGGTACACCGGGGTCTTCAAAGTCATATCGAATTCGAAGATAAGGAACAACTTCACCTTCAGGACTTAAAGAAGCACGAATATATTTTAAAGTTTTTCTTGTTCCTACATCACCAAAATCAAAAAACGGTGTAGTATAAGAAGCATTGATTGCTGTTTCTACACCCGCTGGATTAAAAGAATTTCCAATCTCATGAACATAAACATATCCATCTTTATCGCCGTGATAAGTTCTTTCAATACCTAACCCATCATAATCTGAAACAAAAGCATGTGCTTGAATACCTATTGTTTCTGACCACTCATATCCGTTGGGAGTCAGTGTTCCAATGATTCCACGAGATTCTGAATAAGGCGCATTGGCTGTAGAATAAAACAAACGGTATTGAGATTTAGTTCGAATAACCGTACTGTTAATTACATATGTATCTATAAATCTTGCAACGCCTGAAATAATTTCTTGAATCTGACGAGATACTGAGCTTAATTCAACGTCATCAATTCGTTCGGTTCCGGCAACTGTACGTATACCATCTGGAGCTAAAAATACTAAATCGCCTCCAATTTCTTGAACGCTATAGCCGCTTAGACATCCTACATCATTTGTAATCTGTACAATGTTAATTGTTGCTGGATCATTAATATTATCAAGACGATGTATTGTATTTTCACAAAAAATAAAAAGAGAATTACGGAACGATTTTATTCCAACAATAACATCTGTTAAACGCACAGAGCCTGAACCAGTCTTTTGAAAATCTCTGTCGCTGTTTGTTGCAGAGTAATAAAGAGTGTTAGGCTCGTTAACTGCATCTACAACACAAAGATGTTTGTCGTGGTGTTCTAGATATTTACCAGCCGCAGGAATTGTAAGCTCTTCATAGTGGAAGGTACGTGATGCGCCTGTTCCATCTATAAAGAAATTTGCAATCTTGTCTTCGCCTGTCGCAATGGTTAGCGTACCATAAGGATTTGTAGCATATCCTGTAGCACCCTTAATTAATGCAAACTGTGCTTGCGTCTGGTCGGGGCGATCAAGTTCTGTAAGACCAGACAAGTCTCCTTGAAGCGCACCAGAAGGTCCAGTGTTATAATTGATTTGTGTCCAAGATTCTCCATCTTCTGAATAATAAATGCTAGACCCTGCACAAACTACAACCCCTAAAGCGTATGGAAAAACTCCCCAGATTCTGTTTGAACCGTTAGGTCTTGTTGCATTTTCTCCACCAAAAAGCTGATAGCCTTGAATACGTCGATAACCGCCATCAGGATCAACTTCAAAGTTAAGAAGTTTCCGAGCAAGACCCGGATTTTTAAGCATCTCAAACTGGTTGAGGTTAGTGTTTAAACCTCCAGAACAAGATATGCCAAAAGGCTGAGACATTTATACAAACCTCTTTCGGTCGTCTTTCATGTAATCGGGAGCTGGTTCCATAAGATTAGATTTCATGAGACGCAAGCCTCGTCTGTAATCTTCGTTTGCAAATGCTGCAGCTTGAAAGTTTTCTTTAAACTGTAAAGCATAATATCTTGCACGAGAAGTAAGAACAGCTTTATAAATGTTTGGAATTACAATTTGATCTGAATAAAGAACTAATTCGGTTGGAAGAACATAAGCATAAAACCAAACGCGATAAGTCTTGTCGGGTATAGGACTTAAACCAAACTTTCGGTTGTCTGGGCTTTTAATAACACTGCGAGGCTCTCCCCAGTTCTGAGTATCTGCATCGTCAGCATTCTCTGCATTTCTATAAAAATCTTTCCAAGTCTCAAGTGTAATATATTTTAAACTTTTAGAGACGTATGGGCTTGTTTCGCCTGAAACTCCAATAGTTGTAATGTAAAAATTATCCCAGTCTATATAGCCATAATCTGTTGTAAGGTTACTGCTTCCAGCCTTTAATGTATACCAGCGAGTTCCAGCGGTTGTTTCAACGTTAACGTTTCCATAGAACGGATCAGTGTCTCCGCTGGCCGCTACAGCAAGAAAAGGCCACTGAGGTTCTTCATTAACAATATCAAGATAAGCACGATTAACGCATTCTTTAATATGTTTTTGAATGCCTTTAGCATTTGCAAAACTTGCAGCCGTAAGAGATACTTCATTAAGTTCATGAAGAAGTTCGTTAGTTAATTCTAAATATGTAGCGGACATGGATTTTTAACTCTTAGTTTGGTTTGCATTTAGGCATTGCGTCCTTAACCGCACCGCCTTTCATATAACCTATCTTTTCTTTTTTCATTTTACCGCCCATCATTTTAGGCTTTCGGTGATTCTTTTTGCAACCCATTATCTTTGCTCCCAAAGATTTTATCCCAATTGTTATCAAATTTTTCTTTGTTTATTTCCCGAGGTCTTCCACGCTGTTTAGATCTAGGCTTTAGCGTAAAAGGTTTATCAGGTGTTCCCATCAATGGCATAATTATTATTCTCTGTTAAAAACTTGGGAGGGGTATTTCACCCTCCCGAGTTGTTATCGGTTTAGTCGATAACGTAGTAGCCGCCGATAAGCGCTTCAGGGCGAAGAACCTTAGCACCATAAACATGCAGACCACGAACAATGTCACCAAAGCTTGAAGGGTCACGAATGACTTCAGTGCTTGTGATGGTTTGTGCAGTTGCAGTTGAGCTAATGTGTCCAGCCATTAAGAAGCCAGTAGCGTTAGAAGTAGCAGGCAAGTTGTTAGACTTGTACATGCTAAATCCACGTAGCTTACCAGAGCTTACGAGACCGTTACGGATTGAACCTTGACCAGCGTTGTAGTCAACAGACAGAAGCTTAGAAGAGCTTTGAGAAAGCTGCTCATAGAAGTCTGGAGAAGCTACAACCCAACGACCTTCTTCAGGTACGTTCTGGGCATCAAGCAATCGAGCCATGCGAGCAAGAACATCTAGCGGATCAGTTTCGCCGATGCCAAGGTCGATAGCGCCTGCGCCGTCATACACACCAGCCGTTAGAGCTGTAGCGCTGTCTGCGCCAAGAGTGTGGTCGGGAGCAGAAGCCGCAAGACCTGCTTGCATTTTAGCAATAACGCCAGCGTCAAAAGCATCACGAAGCGCATATGCTGCAGAGCTAGACGCAACTTCTTTAAAGTTAACGTGAGACATTGAAGTTTCGATATCATCTACGATGAATTTGAAAGCATTCGCAGTATCAACAACCAAAGAAATTTCTTGGTCAGTCAACTTAGTTTGAGTTACATCTGCACCACGCTCGTACTGATAAACAGAGATTGTAGGCTCTTTGATGATGCGAACGCTATCACCGAAGGCTGAGATATCTCCAGCATAATCAGTATTGGTAATTGCTTCTGCTACTGATGCTTTTCGGAAAAAGTTGAGAACTTTCTTGCTATAAACGGCAGGAAGGAAAAACGAGTTAGTTTGTCCAGAAACCGAGTTTGCAAAGTTAGCATCAGTATCAGTTGCGGGTTCAAAGTATTGGTCAGAAACGTTATAAGCCATGAGTATTTACTCCAAAAGTAATTAAAAGATTTTAGTTAACTACTCTGCCTTCACGAATTGCCAAATCAATTTCTTGTTCGTATTTGTCAAAGTCGTCAATGGACAGTGCAGCTATTTCCCGTTGTGTCCAAACGCGAGGCTGCCGAGCATCTACCGATGTAGTTTTCGTAGAAACGAAATCTGCAGCATTTTGTTTGGAAGGTTGTGTGCGCGACTTAGACTTACTAGAACCGTCATTAATTTTTAAACCTTTTTCCATCTTATAAAAATCAATTGCTCGACTTGCTAAAGAAACATTGTCTGGGTTATTATAGATCCAACGCTGAATTTCTTCGGGTTGAGTCTTAGCCCACTGATGAAACGAGTCATCTCCTCGGATATCTTCGAAGTCTGGATGTCTTTCACGCAACTTGTTTTCGGCCTCTTTGCGAGAAATCATGGCTTCTCTTTCTTCGATTGCTCGAAGTTTTTCTTGAAGCTGATTCACTTGCTCTTGAGAGCGAAGATGCGCTACAGATTCCACAGTTTCGTAGAGATCTGGATACTCAGTTCTAAAACGCTCAAGCTCTTCTGGAGATTTAGGCGGCGTGTATTCAGGTTGTGCAGCCCTAGCCTCAGCTAAAAGTTCTTGTTCACGTTGTTTAAACTCAGAGATCTTTTCATCATAATGACGCTTTAGATCGTCGTAACGCTTTTTATAATTTGATGTGTTTGAAGTTTCTTTTTCTTGTTTCTTCGGGGCCGAAGTTTTTCGGGTAGCCGTAGAAGAATTGTCTTCTTCAAAAAACAGCGAGTCTGCAGAAGCTTGATGCGGAGCGTCAGCAGTGTGCCACTCTTTTCTAGCATTATACGGATTTGCTGTAGGTTCAAAATCTTGTTCTTGTTCTTGTAGGTTTGTCATGCTCACTCCTTTATGGGGCTTGTATCTTTCAAGGTGGCTATACGTACTGCGCTGTACTATAGGGTCTTGATACTAACAAGGTGGCCTCAAGGTAAAATATAATATGGTTAAGGGTCAGAAATTCTGAGTAGCTTAACCGCCGATTAGACTAGGCATTCGATTAGCTCGCAACATTTGTCGCTGAACGTCTAGCGCTGTTTGAGCTGAAGGAGTTGTTGATATCGCTCCACCCAATGTTCCGGGGTCTTCAATTGCAGACATAGGATTAAACATCAAACCTCCTTGAGCTTTCTTCATTAAGCCGCCGTCATAAGCACGTTCTGCATCGTCCATCATTTTTTGGAGATTTTCAGCGCCTATTTGTTCGGTTGCTTTTGCGGTGATAACAAACTCACCATCTGAAAGACGAGCGGGGATATCATCAGATGTTCCATCGCCCGGCCCTTCAACTTCTCCTTCGCCTTTAAATTCAGACGCAGAAAGAATTAGTTTATCAAAAATCTGACTTAGTTGGTCATCAGATTCTAGTTTAGAATTTACATAGTCTACTTCTTCTTCAGAAAGAACTTCAGACATAACATATGAAACGTAATCTTCTTCAACAACATCATCAGGCTTTTGAGATGCCATTACCTCGTCCATTTCGTCTTCAGGAATGTTAGGGTATGTATCGACAGGAATATCTTCACTCATTTCCATTTCAGGTGGAATAAAAAGACTTCCGCCTTCTGCTTTAGGCATCCTAGTCTGTTCTTTTTCTTGTTCTGCATCCATCTCTTGAAGAGCTTTCATGATAACTGAACCATCAAATCCTTTGGTATAATCATCAAATCTTTGATTAATTCGCTGTCTAGCTTTTTCATCTTCAGCTTTACTTAAAGATATGTCTCTTTGTCTTGAAAGACTTTTGTAAGATTCGATGTCGTCTCTCATTGGATCGCCAGTTGATTTCATGATTTTAGTTCCTTGATTCGTTAACTGTATCTTTTAGTTTAAGAAGGTTGTCCAGAGAATTCACTCTCCCCTGCCTGCGGAACACTTCCAGTTCCGATGTTGCCGCCACCAGTGCCTGTAACTCCAAGGTCTTGAGGCTGTTGAGGTGCGCCTTGAGCGCCTCCCATAGCTCCGGGTTGTTGACCAGCGGCGATAGCTTCTGGGCTAAGTTCTTGTCCAACATTGTTTTGCATTCCTATAATCTGGGCAGCTATGGCTGCTTCTTCTGGGTCGTTAAGAATCTCTTCTGGATCAAGGTCTAGACTATATGCAAGCTCTGAAATTAGTTTGCTCATCTTGACGAACGGTGCAATCGCTGGGTTCTGAGCAGTCTGTAAGAACATTGTCAATCGCTGACTACGTACTTCTTTTTGCATTAGGCTGTTTGTACCCATAGCTTTAATTTCTAGATCACCTGTAGTTCCTAGCTTGCCTTCGAAGAACTGCATGTTCCATTGAAAGTATGCTTGGCCTAAAGGCTTAAGAAGAAAATCATCAATGTTCTTAACTACGGTCTTAATGTTTAATGATGCTGCACCCAACAACATGCTCATGCCTGATGCAGTTCTTGTCATGCTTTGAACACCTGTCATTCCGTGTGAGTAACTTGGGATACCTGTTTGTTCGTCAGCTAACTGCCGGAACTTGTCGAACATCATTAAGTTTTCTTGAGATGTGTTCGGGAATTTAAGTCCGTGTATTGCTTGACCCGGCATACCAGACTGTCGGCGGAATATCTTTCCGGGGTAGATTTCCATGCTTTGACCGCCAGCCAGCATAGACTCATCAACGTCAAAAACTAATGAGCCACTTAGTGCAAGGTTATCAATAGCCATACGTGCGTGGCCGTTCATGATCTGTTGAGAATCGTTCATGTTCTCGGCAATACCAATACCAAAAAAGCTATAAGGATTCTTTTCGTACGGGAATGCCTGATATGGGATTCGTGCAGGCGTAAACGGATTTACAACCGACCGAAGAACTCGACCGTTACAAACCCAAGCATTTATTTGAACCTCATCAAGATCATCTACATCTTCAGGAAGATCCATTCCTACTTCACGGGCATATTCTGCATCCATTACGCCCCAATACTCTAGAACTTCAAACTTGCTAGAGCCTAGATCAGACATTCGCTGATCGTCTTTTAGTTCAAACTCGTAATCTTTTTCAACGTAATTTGGGCCTAGCATCAAACAAGTTCGAATCTCATCTTTGTTGAAATAAGGCATTTTGCCCAAAGCCCGCAACTGGCTCTTGTTCATCTTGTGTCGGTGTACAACATACTCACATTCTTCGATGCTAGTTGCGTTGGGGTCTGGAAAGAAATCCCAAATGCTTACAAACTCAATGCGTGGTACACGAACAAAAAGAGGATCGTAAGAACGCTCGCCACTTTCTTCATCTTTGGTCCAGCGATGCAAAGTCTTATTGAAATTGAATGGGCCTTTGATGATCCCTGTCCCAAACAACGAGGCTTCAAATAGTGCGTTTCTTAGTTCTGAGCTTCCACTAGATTCATCAATTTGATCGTGAATTAGCTTTTCCATCTGACGGGCAGCTTCTTTGGCTGGTGCAAACTCAGGGGTTGTAGGTTCAGAAACAGCACCTTCTTCAAAGCGCTCAGGATTTTCTTCAACAAGAGTTGCAATAAACTTGCCTTTGCTGTATGTAGCTCCGGGGGCTAAGACTTTTCCATCACCCTTATAGCCTACATCAAATGGATTGGTTGTTTCTTCTTCTTCTTGTTCTTGAGCTTCTGGCGCAACGGCTGTTTCAATGCCGGGAGCTGCTTCATTTTTTAAGTGGATATATTCTGAGATTCCTTCAGGAATTAAAGTCTCAGTAACTCCAATCGGAAACTTACCGGTTCCAAATATAACATCAATTAACTGTCCGTAGGCTGCCAAGACCTTAGTCTTAGTAATCTTAATAAAGACTCGGCTCTTTTCGTTTTCGCGGAACTGAACGTGTTTTGGATATACGCCTCGGAAGTTATGATAGGCTGTTATCCAACGATTCTCATCAGCATCTCGGGCCATTTCAGAATCTACAAAACGAGATTCGATGATTCCAGCAAGATTAGTTCGTAGCTGTTCTTCGAGGTTTAACTGCATACCATCTTCATTTTCGACTTCTTCGAAATAAAGGTTGTTTGCAGTTTCTAAGATTCCGGGCTTTTCGTTCATATACTATTAATATCCAAACGTTGAATCTACAGGCTTGTAGATCTGTTCACGAT